GCTCGGGAACGCCGTCAAATACATTTGGCGTGCGGACTTGAAGGACAACGACGTTAAGGACTTGGAAAAGGCTATTTGGTATCTGAAGCGCGAGATCGAGCGCCGGTATCAGTACGGCCCGAAGAGGATCGGATGAGACTCGCATACGATCTCGAAACCAACGGCCTCTTGGACACCGTTTCGATGGTGCATTGTATGGCAGTTGTCAACATTGACACCGGGGAAGAAAAGTTCTTTCTCCGTGACGCCTACCGAATCCAGGGACTCAAGATCGACGGCGGGATGCTCGAAGGCTTGAACTATCTCAAGTCTGCGACGACGCTGATCGCGCACAACCACATCGGCTATGATCTGCCGGTGCTTCAGAAGCTCTACGGGTTTCAACCGAAGGCCGAGATGATCGATACGTTCATCCTGGCTCCCCTGGTGTACCCCGACATCCGCGACGAAGACTTCAAGCGCTCGGGCTTTCCGATGAAGCTGATCGGTAAGCACAGCCTGGAGTCTTGGGGCTTCCGCCTGAATCTCCGCAAGGGTGACTACGGGAAGGAGCGCACGGACTGGTCTACGTTTGACCTCGATATGGTCAACTACAATCTTCAAGACGCCCGTATCTGCGCGGCGCTCTATAAGCATTGTTTGGTCAAGGCTCCGTGCGAAGCCGCCATCAAGTTGGAGCATGAGTTCGCCGGAGTCATCCGTAAGATGGAACGTACCGGCGTCTCCTTCGACTCGGCCAGGGCGCATGAACTCATCGGCAAGCTGCGCGATGAGCAAGCAAAAATCTCGGATGACCTTCAAACCGTGTTCCCTCCGAAACAGGTCGAATACGAGACGCCTGTTCGGAAGGAGAAGCGGTACCGTACCGAACACTTCAACCCGAACAGCCGCCAGCAGATCGCTAACGGGCTGAAGGAGCGCTACGGATGGTCGCCGACGAAGCTCACCGATACCGGCCTTGCCGTCGTCGATGAAGAAGTCTTGGAGAAGCTGGACTACCCCGAGGCCAAGCTTCTTGCGCGTCACATGATGCTTACGAAACGCATTGGGCAGCTGGCCGACGGGGACAACGGCTTGCTCAAGCTCGTTAAGGAAGGACGGATTCATGGTCGCGTCGCTACTCTTGGGACTGTTACTGGGCGTTGCTCTCACCATAGCCCTAACCTGGCACAAGTTCCTTCGGTTGAAGTCGAATACGGAAAAGACTTCCGATCCCTCTTCACAGCCGGAGACAATCGAGTTCTCGTAGGTTGCGATGCCAAGGGCATCCAACTGCGGTGCTTGGGCCACTACCTTGCTCCCTATGACGACGGCGAATACGCTCGGCTTGTCGTCGAGGGCGACCCGCATGAACGCAATCGAGTAGCGGCAGGACTTGCTACCCGGGCTGAGGCCAAGCGCTTCATCTATGCGTTCTTGTTTGGTGCCGGGAACAACAAGCTCGGGGCGATTCTGAATTGCTCTCCGGCTGAGGCCGCTAACGTGCGGAAGCGGTTCCTCGAAAACCTCCCGGCTTTCGGGCTGCTTACGAGCAACATCGAGGATGCCGTCACCAGGCGGAAGTACCTCAAGGGAATCGACGGGCGCTTCTACCACATCCGATCGGCACACTCGGCTCTTAACGTCTTGCTCCAGGGCGCCGAAGCGATCTTGATGAAGAAGGCTACGGTGCTGCTCGAAGCCGGACTGCGAGCCAAGCCGGAACACGCTGACACGAAGATCGTCTTGCATATCCATGACGAACTTCAGGTCGAGACGACGGATCAGCTGGCATCCGACGTTGCCACGATGTTCCGTGAATCCCTCCGTGCTGCTGGCAACTTCTACAACTTCCGATGCCCCCTGGACACCGACGCAAAGGTCGGAGCGAACTGGGCGGAGACGCATTGATGAAGGAATCCGGCGATATGCGCGTGGACAGCAGGGGCTTGCTGCTGTCGATCGGCGACTACTGCCTGGTCATTCACAAGGACAAAGAAGGCGTTGTCATGATGACGACGGGCTTCTACGAAGGTGAGAATGACCCGCCTACTCGCTCGGATTTCAACATCGCCCCGGTGCAAACGGCGATCGTCGGGAGCGACGCCAACTTCAAAGGTTCCTACGTTTTCCGTTTGCACAGCGTCTTCGACACTCTTCAGCTCACGACGTTTGTGACGCTCGCGGAGCGCACAATCGCTTCCTACGAGAAGACGAAGCGCATCGCGAATCCGAAGCGCCTGGTCGATCGGATGAAGATCATCGTCGAATCGCCGGACGTACCGTTTGATATCACTCGCTCAACCGAGTTCCTGGACAAGATCGAGGAAGAAGAATGAAGTGCCAGCTCCTGGTGGACGCCGATACGATCATCTATCAGGCGGCGTTTGCGTGCGAGATCGAGGTCGAGTGGGAGCCGGACGTATGGTCGGTGACCTCAGACCTGAACGCTGCGAAAGCGATCATCTCCGGCAAGCTGTTGGCGCTTAAGGAGCGCTTCAAGACGACGGATATCATCCTGGCGCTGACGGATTCGGCGAACTGGCGAGCGGCTTACTACCCCGACTACAAGGCTACGCGCAAGAAGTCCCGCAAGCCGGTCGGGTTTAAGGCGCTAAAGGACTGGCTCAAAGCGAACCACAAATGCGTTCAGAAGCCAGGACTCGAAGCAGACGACGTTTGCGGGTGGCTGGCAACCAAGCCGGGGAAGATCAAGCGCATCATCGTCTCCGTAGACAAGGATCTGAAGACGATCCCAGGGTGGCTCTTCAACCCCGACAAGGACGAAGCGCCTAACCTGATCACGCCGGAGATGGCGGATTACAACCATATGTTCCAAACGCTCGTCGGCGACAAGACCGACAACTACATGGGGTGCCCCGGCATCGGCCCCGTGAAGGCTCGGGCGATTCTCGACGAGGCCGGGGGGAACCTATGGAAAGCGGTTGTAAAGACCTTCGAGGCCCAGGGGTTTACTGCGGAAGACGCATTTGCCAACGCTGCCGCTGCCAGGATTCTTCGGTACGGTGAGCTAGACCTGGCGACTCAGAAGCTTATTTGGAGTCCGAAATGATCGACTTGTACCTCATAAGCATCCTGGCCAGGTTGAATGACCTGGAGCAGAAGATGATCGAAACCAACGAAAAGCTGGAACGGATCGCCGAAGCCGTCAGGCCGCAGAAGCCCAATGCGAAACCGAAAAAAACCTAATCACGACGCATTTCATGGTTTCCCGCTGGTGCCGGAAGCCTTGGTTGCCGAACTCCGCAAAGTCTTCCCGTCGAGGCCGGTGCTTCCAGCGTCGTCCCCTACGGATATCTACTATGAGGCCGGGGTGCAGAAGGTCATCGACTACCTCGCCGATATCGTCTCCAAACAAAAGGAGCAAGCCGATGTGTTTCGCCCCGAAGATCCCGAAGGTTGAACTTCCGCCGCCTCCGCCGCCCCCGGCTCCGCTGCCGCAGGAAACGATCAGCAAGGTTTCCTTTGCTCCTAAAGGTAAGGCGCCGAAGCTGCGCGGGTCGCCTAACGCTAGTTTGACGATCACCCCGCCGATGGTGGTGCCGACGAAGCCGACGAATGTGGGGATGGATTAATGTGTACTTCAGGCGGTGGGACACGACCTGTGGGTGGCGACCTTTTGAATCCTGCAAAATACATCCAAAACGTTGGCTTTGTTCCTAAGAATGCGAACTCATCGAATATCCCTGAGCCGCCTCCGGCTGCCCAAGTAGCTTTCCAGCAAAAGTTTAGCCCTTATGCTTTGGGTAGAGAGTTCATTATTCCGACCGCTAACGTAAGGAGCCGCTAATGAGTGGATCAGAAACCGCAGCCTCCTGCTACGAGAAGGGCGTCGGAAAGCGCCGGATGTACGAACTTCGCGCCGAAGATTGCTGCGAGCTTACGATCCCGGCGCTGTTCCCTGAAGTTGGATTTAACTACGCCCAGCAGCTTGAAGGCCCGTACAACTCGGTCGGTGCCCGTGGCATCAACCACCTGGCATCGAAGCTTGTGCTGTCGCTGGTGCCACCCAACTCGCCGTTCTTCCGCCTGGTCATCGACGACAAGGCCGCTCGCCAGCTCGACGCCGATGCCGAGCTGAAGGTCACCGTCCACGAAGCACTTGCCGCCATCGAGCGGCGCGTCAGCCGGGAGATTGAGATCCGCGCTCTGCGACCGGCGCTGACCTACGCGATCAAGCTGCTCATCGCCACCGGCAACGCTCTGATTCACTTGCCCGACGAGGGCGGCTTGCGCGTCTTTAGCCTGAAGAACTACGTCGTCGAGCGCGATCCGATGGGCAATCTATGCGAGATTGTCATCAAGGAAACGGTGTCCAAGTACGCGCTTGATCCGGACGCCAAGGCTCTGCTGGGCCTCGATGTCGAAGTCGAGGACGAGTACAAGGAGCCAGGTAAAGACACCTACGATCTCTACACCTACGTCGAGCGTGAAGAAGACGGCAAGTATCACGTTCACCAGGAGATCGAAGGAAAGATCATTCCCGAGTCGGTTGGCGAATACGAAGGCGATCTGCTGCCGTTCCTGGCGCTTCGCTGGACGGCTATCTCGGGAGAACACTACGGTCGCGGTCTTGTCGAGGAAATGCTTGGTGACTTGGCCTCGCTCGAAGCCCTCACCAAAGCAATCGTCATCGGCTCTGCGGCCTCCGCTCGCGTCGTTGGTTTGGTCAACCCTGCTGGATACACCAAGGCATCGGACTTGAATAAAGCCGAAAACGGTGCCTTTGTCGTGGGAAATGCTGCTGATGTCAGCTTCCTACAGGTGCAAAAAGGAGGTGATTTCCGGGTCGCGCTAGAGGCCGTAGCATCCATCACTAGGCGCGTGGAAGCGAGCTTCCTGCTTAACGCCAGCGTGCAACGCCAAGCGGAGCGCGTTACAGCAGAAGAAATCAGGCTGTTAGCTAGCGAGCTGGAAGCCGCCCTGGGCGGTGTCTACGCCACGCTTAGCCAGGAATTGCAGCTTCCATTGGTGCGACGCATGATGGCCCAACTCACGAATGGGCAGCAGATCGTCGCTATTCCGAAAGCCCTCAAGAGCGCGATTCGTCCGGCAATCATCACCGGCACCGAGGCGCTTGGGCGTATGTCTGACCTAGAGCGTCTGCGCGTTTGGGCGCAGATCGTGCAGACTACCCTTGGGCCGGAAGCGCTTCCCAAGTTCGTCAACCCCGAAGTCCTCGCACGCACGGCGGCGATGGCGCTCGGACTCGACATCAAGGGACTGGTTAAGACCCGAGAAGAAATGGATTCTGAAACGCAGCAAGCGCAGGCTGCGGGTAACGCCGCTATGGTCGCCAAGGGCGCGGTGGGGCCAGCGACCGGCGGTGTTATGGACATGATGAAGATGGCTTTGCAGCAGCAGCAAGAATCTGCCGGAGCTGCGATGCCCCCTGGAATGACGCCAGGGCAACCCCCCGCATAGGAGTAGAAAATGGCTGATCTCAAGTCTGTAACGATTGCACCCGAACCTGTAGGAACCGAAGCTCCGCCGCCGGTAACCAATCCGTTGGCGGATGCGGCTCCGGCTCCGACCCCGGCTCCGACTTCCGAGCGCCCCCAATGGCTCCCCGAGAAGTTCAAGGATCCCGCCGATCTTGCCAAGGCGTATGCCGCCCTGGAATCCAAGCTCGGCAAGCCGCCGGAGGCGGAAGCTGCTTCCGAGGATCCGCTCGCGATCAAGCCGACGCCCCCTCCCGCAGAGGATCCCGATGCGTTCATCGAG